TCTGGATCAGAACCATCTCTAGCTTCGTTTAATCCAGTTACATCCCTCATCATTTGAATGTAATTATTGTAAGCACCTATTAAAACTTGTATTTGATTGCCGGTACTTCCTGGAAGCTCTTGAATAGGAACTTTACCAGGATTTTGATCTCCTTCAACTGTCAATGATCTACCTATGATAGAACCTGTTTGAAAATACATGTTTAATGCTTCTTGAGCATTATAATTTGTACCATTACCCAAATCAACTTCTGCAATACCATCTGCATCTAAAAATACACCTGATGGAACCATTCTTTGAATAGCTTGTTGAAGTTTTAAATGTGTAAGCTGTATTAAATCAGCATAAGGCGTCATTTTAGATACCAAAGATGTTATATTACCTTTGTATATTCTTGGAGCTGATACCGTGTAGTTCATTAATACTTTGTTAGTATTAGAACTAGGTCTTATCATATTTGTAGCCTTATTCCATTCAAGTAAAATGTTACTACCTAATATATAAGCTCCTTCATATATTACCTCTCTAGCTTGAGCTACTCTTTCAAATCTTGTTCTTTTATCTTGAGGTGGATTAAATTGATCATCTTTTAATATAGCTTTATCAGCTCCTGTAGATGTTTCTTTAATTTTATAAACATTGTTTTCCCAAGTTTTCCAATTAAAGTATAATACAGTTAATGTATTATTGTTATCTATTTCATTATTTTTAGCAGTATTAAAATGATCTTTGTTATAATTAGTCCAGTTAGAACCTTTTTTAACAAACTCAGCTATTTCTTCATTTGGTAAATTTGGAAATTGTTTTTTAAGTTCATTAACTGTTATCCTTTTTATTTCACCAAAATAATAACAATCTTCAAAATTAGGATCTTCAGTGTAAGACCAAACTAAATTAGCTGGATCTACATAATCTAATTTTATGCCATCTGTATTATTAAATGTATTTTTAACAGCACCTATTCCTAAAACAGCTAAATCATAATCTACACGCTTTTTTAATTCTGTATATTTGTTAGTTAAAAAAACATTATTAATAGCTTGTTCTTCAGCTATTTCTATACCTTGCTTGTATGCTAATTGCATATATAATTCAAGCTCTTCAGTATTAGTAGGCATGTCATCTTCTTTAACATTTCTAGCATCAACACCTACTTCAGCTTCAATTTGTTTTAATAAAGACTGAGCATTTATATCTCTTTGTACTTTATTTACAAAGTCTGTTCTTTTACCAGTTGATATAGGATCTTGCGCAAAAGCTTTAATATCAAAAAGTCTATCTTGCATACCGTTAACAACTATGTCTACAAATTTAGGTATTATAGGTACAGGTTTCCAATCTAAATTTAAATAAGATAAATCACCATTTATAGAAAATTCATCTTTATATTTTTTAATAGATTGTTCACCTCTTGCATATAATCTTAGTCTATGAAATTCTTCACTAGTTCGATAATACATGCCTGGGTTATTATCTCTATTAAACCACTCTTGTTCAATAGCTCTTCCAACCGATAGACCATATTCAGAAGACATTTTTTCTTCATCTGAGACAGCTTGACTCGGAAATTGTGTAGGAAGTTGTCCTGTTGTTATTGCCATATTTATTGTATTATCTTACTCATTGATCCATCGTTTTTATATTTAGCAAAACGAAAATCTATTTTTTTATTTGTTCTTTCCATATTAGGCCTATACATGTGTTTTCTACAAGCCATGATTGCAAGTCCACTACTTATTGATGCATCATGAGATGTTCTTCGAGATATATCAAATCTTGCCCAGTCTTCTAATGTTTTTTGAAAATACATACTACCATGATTTTCTTCTTTACGTCCTACATAATCCTCTATGTAAGACTCAATAGCAGCGGCATGAGCTTGTTTTATATCTTCAGATGTATTTGGTATACCTCCTAATTCTATTTCTGTTTTAGATAAATTACCTAAGAGTTTATCAGGTCTATTCATTGAATAACCTCTATAACCTCTTCTTTTTAAGTGATATAATAATCTTGGTTTATTATTTTCTGCAAGTATTGGCATACCGTAAAATACTAACGCCATTAATACTTCTTCAAAAAATATTTCTGCTGTCTGTGGTCGTGCTATATATTCTAAGAAAAACTTAGTATTAGGCACATCGTTTACCATAGAAAAAGTAGTTAATCCGTGAAGAGCACCATTAGACCCACCACCCCCAACAGTACCGCTGATATCATAACTATCGCATCCGAAGGCTCCGAAGCCATCATTGCCAGGATATTTAATACCATTTTTTGTAATTATATTATTCTGTATATTATCTGGTGGTATCCAAGATATTTTAAACCTACCATTTTTAGTAGGTACCCATATAACTTTAGTATCTTTTATACCATTTTGCCAAGCAAAAGTTCCACGAACAACATAACCTTTAATAGCCATCTCTTCGTTAAAATCTATTTGCTCGTATATTTTAGTTAGATTAAATAATGAATTAACTGTTTCATCTCTAAAAGCGTGCTTTTCAGATCTTGGAAATTGTCTGTAATATTCATTTAAAGCATCGCTGTCTCTTTTTAATCCTTCTACTTCATTTTCCCAATGATCAATGACTCCCGTAAAAATTTTTTCTCCATCAATTCCTTCAATCGGTTCTGATGGTGTGTCGAAGACAGGATATCCGTACTTGTCAATAAACCCTTCGTATCCCCACTCCATAGGTATGAACAAAGAATATAATCCACTTGTAGTCTGGCCATTGCGGTTTCTATTTGTGACATTTGAATTATAAAATAATTTTTTAAAGTTATCTCCACCTTTGTTTAAAGCATTAGATGTTGATCCCATCATGCATTTACCAACTACTCTGGCACCGAGCCTGAGGCACGTTTTTGTGACCCTCCAGTTGTTGAGTATGTTGTCCGGCCTCTCCCATTTACCCGATTCATCATGGACGAGGAGTTGTAACTTCTCCCCATCGTACGAGTTGTCTCCCGTGTTCTTCCAGTCGATCGTGGTATCGAGCCCCTGCCCAAATTCCTCCTGACTATAGGTTTCTTTAATGGCGTTTCTGGTAAGTCTTCTTGACGGTATTTTATAGGAAAGCTCCGTCTTCGGTCGTTCCATCCCATCCTGTATTGGTTTGAAAAAAAATGGATAGTTGATTGATATGGGTACAATCTTGTCTGTAAACATCTTCTTTGCATCTGCTCCAGTTTTAGATAAAACCCCAAATCTAGAGTCCTTGGAAGTTGTTGCCAAGTTAACAGTCTCTGAGGATGCCATGAAGCTAAAGCCAGACCGTCTATTCTTGAGGTAGCACATTCCATAAGATCTCTTATCTGCCTTGCATGCCTCCCAAAAGTAATAAAAGATTCTGTTTGCCTGCCTAAAATCTGGTGCTCCCACGTCGATCTTTGTCCAAGAGAGATAGACATAGTGCGATCCTGTAATGTAGTTCGCGGAACCGTTACACATGAACCAATACCCATCATTACGATAATTAAACTCACTATCAATATATTTGTAGTATTTTTCTTTAATATCTTCGGGATAGGATTGAAAGTCATATATGCTTTTTATTTTATTTAAAGATTCAGGTTTGTTTTTTATTTTAAAAAATTGATCTGACTGCTTTAAGTCTTCTCCATCTATTGCATCTGGAGTTTTAGGTATTGCCACCTTAAGACCTTGTATTTCATATATATCACCTATTGTACCGTCTTTACTTATTACAACACAGTTTAAATCTTCATTGTATCCATATTCAAACTTCTTATATTTATTAAGATGCTTAATTTTTTTATCAGATAAATGAGTATTGTGTATTTTATAAAGCGTTTGTTTGTACATTATTTGATTCTATTTTCAACACCTAAAAAAGTATGAGATTCTTTGCTAGATTTTTTATCAGATAACTCTTCAATTTTTTCTATAATTTTTAATGAATCTTCTATTGCAACCCACTTAGCTTGAGCTGCTGTTTTTGCTTTTTCAGGATCTAATTCAGATAAATCAATTTTTTGTTTAATAACTTTCTCAAGTTCAATCAATGCTTTTTCCGCTGCTTCTATTATTCTTTTTCTTCGGTCCATAGTTAATAGTTATATGATTTGATAAAATTCTATAAAGTTTTTGACCTTCAATATTAAATTCATATTCAGAGTTAGGCGTAAACCCTACCACGTCTCCTATAGACACTCCTAATGAACTTAATTGGCTGTTTGTGTATGCTAGCTCCCCTTTTAAATTTTCGTCTGTATTAAGTGCCCATTTATCTTTTATTTTTATAGGCTTTACAAAGCAATATCCAGGTAGTGCAACCCACTTATTATTTTTTTTACATGCAAAAACTTGATCTGTTCCTACAGTATATTTGTCTTCATCAAGATAACTAGCAGAATTACGTTCTTGCTGTTGTTGGTTTAACCATCTTCTAAAAACATTATGATGAACAATTATTTCATCCCCTACTTCGACTTCTGTTTTTATACCAGCTGGAACACTAACAACTTTACCAATACGATTAACAAACATGTAATCTCTTTCTGTAATCTCTGTATTGACAACTAATTTTTTGTCATCAACATCAACTACGTTATTGTAACGATTTTCAGTAGATATAATATAATCAAAAAGTGCCTGCATTAATAATCTAAGTTATATTCAACAGATACTGCCATGTTAGAATTAAAATGTTTCCACGGTAGTATTTCTTTGTTTTTAGTTATATATATTTTAAAAGAACCATCTTCTTCTAGTATATCTGAAATAGTATGCCCTCCATAAACTTCTTGTCCTACAGAGTAATGCATTGCTTCGTTTTTGTAGTCAGTACCAATACTGATCTTACGTATTAATTTTGCCATTTAATTTAATTTAGTATGTCCATATGGTCATTGGCGGAGCGCCATCATAACCTATACCTACATGAACAAAGTTGTTTTTTCTACTTATACCTATTCTTTTAAAACCTACTTCAATTGCAGCTTTAACTAACCTATAAGTAGCTTCACCTCCTGAACAAGCCATATCTACAGCTGCACCATAAGTATGCTCACCAGGTTTAGACTTACGCGCCTCTATTGGATGTTGAGGTGATCTGTATGTTGATGTTAATGTAATTGGATATCCATATGCTTCTCTAAGATCATCTAGCATCTCAAGAAGCTTAGGGTCCATTTTGTCAAAGTTATTAAATTCAGATTCATTAAAATGTTTCATTGTATTATTCTTTTGATTTTTTTAGTATCATTAATATTGTGTATCCTATTGATAACAATAAAACTACTGTCTGTAGTACTGTATTTATTTCAGGTATTACTGAAAATATCATTGCTCCTACGTTTATTCCAAAGATCTTAAAATCTTGTTCTATCATTGTTTATGTTTATTATTTCCAAATACCTTCTCGACGCCGCGAGAACCAAAATAGCCTCCTATGACTATAGTTAATAATGAAGTCACTGATTCCAGTGAATAGCCGGCGTACCACCCTATAACATATGATATTGTTAAAAATACAAGAACCAATGGTCGGACGTTGGACGCAAGCCAGTTACCGCTTCGAGCATCTGCTACCCATCTTTTGGTTGTGCCATCAATTTCGGCTCTTTCTATTCTTAACTTTTCTAGTGCAACTTGTTTATCGCCTTCTGAAAGCTGAGAGTTACCACTAATTAGTTCTGATATTACATTCCCTGGCAATATTGCGTCGCCGACCATTCCTAGAATACTCGGTGCCTTTTCAATTAAAAATCGTCCGACACCTGTATCTTTAAAAGGTTTCTTTTTTTCACTCATTTTATTTAATTTAAGCTATTGCTAAAAATATATAATTTCCTCCACTTGCATTCCATTCACTAAATGAATTATCTAATGTAAAACCTGTAGAAGTTAAATCAAAACTACCTGCGGTCATTGAACCTTCAGCCGCTGAAGTATTAGCTTGTAAATAGTTATCATCACCCCTTCTGTTATCAATAATATTCCAACTACCTGCAATGTCTGTTCTTTTTAACATAACAAAACTAGGTTCAAATCCTACATACTGAACATTACCTGTTGCACCTGTTCCAATATAAGAACCTATTTTGCTGTAACCTGCTACTGAATGGAATGCGTAAAGTATAGATTCTTTTCCAAACCAATAACTATAGTTAGAAACACCTGATACACCTGGCGTATATATATATGTATCAGTAACTGAATTTGGAGAATATCCTGTATATCCCGGATTCGCACTAGTTCCTCCTGTTCCAAATGCATCATTTTTATCTAAATAAGCAAATTTTCTTGTAGAGGGCGGAAATATACTTGGTGCATAAACTGCCCAACTTTGTGAAACTAATGGTTTTTGTAATATTAATTCAG